GCTTTAACCTTATTCGCTCCTTTTCTGAGCACTCTTCCGATGGATTGGAGATTTCGTATACGCGACTTGGAGGGAGAAGCGAAAATGATATTATGAAGATTGCGAATATTGATACCAGTAGAGAAAGTTCCGTAGGAGGCCACGATAATCGCATTTTTTTCATTTTCTGTAATTTCACGAATTTGTTCTCTACTTTCAGCGTCAACACCACCATGAACAAAAAAGACTTTCTGATTGTCTTTCTTATTTTTATTTATTAGATCATATAAGACTGCTCCATGTGCTTCAACTCGACTGTATAATATAAGACTATTACCTTTTAAATCAAGAGCAAGATTTTTTATAAATTTATTTCTTTGTTCGTGTGTAATTAGATACTCGATTTCATCATTATACACTTCAAACTTTTGTGGTGGATGTTTTAATACTAAACATTGTATATCTAACTGAGATAAGTGTCCTTGTTTAATTAATTCATCTGTTTTTGTGACTTTGTATGAGGGGCCAAATAGACCCTCTAAGACCCACTTATGCGTCTGTGTGCCATCTAAAGTTCCAGTGAATCCAAATCTATGCTTGGCACACTCTAATTTTGACATTATAGATATTAAGGACTTACTTTTAAAAAGATGTGCCTCATCACCAATGACCACATCATAGTCTACAAAAAACGATCTTGGAAGTTTATAAACTGACTGCCAAGTTGTTATTGTAACTGGAAGATCATGTTCCTTTTCTTTACCCGCATATATTCTGTGACAATATGACTCAGCGTCCCAACCGTAATCAAAAAAGTCTTTATACATCTGCTCTACTAAAGATGTCGTGGGAACAACTAGAAGGATTTTTCGTTCTTTCGCAACATAATATCTTACAAGAGAGTAAATCATCAAAGATTTGCCTGAAGCAGTGGGTGATATCAATAGCTTTCTATTATGTTTTAAAGCATCGTATACTCCCTGAATCTGATATTTTCGGGGACTATGATTGCAAATAGATGCCATATAATCTTTGACACCTTCATAAGATATATCTTCGTTTACTTCAAATGGTGATCCATAATATTCGTTATCTAAAAATTTATATGTATATCCGTGATTCTCACAAAACTGAACTAACTTATCTAACAACCCTACGTAAATTCTTTTTGATCTTAAATCAAATAAATGTATCTCTCCATTCCAATTCCTACCACGATATTGTGGCATGAATTTTGCATTCGGCACTTCAAAAGTAAAATGATCTCTTAACTCATATTGAATATGAGGTTCTGCATTTATCCTAAGAAATACTTCATTCGCTTTAGAAATGATAACATTCGCTGATGTGTCGATCACATAGATGCATGAATCTATATGTATTTATCAACCCAATCCAGATTGGAATCTCATGTATTCTATTGCATTCTTAATTTGATACGTTCTATTCTGTACCACTTTGAGAATGCTTTCAATGTATGTCAACATTGTATCATAGTAGTCTATCTTCAGTGACACAGTTGATAATTTTTCGTCCGCGTCCAAATATTTTTGCATGGTATCCTTGTCTCGTATTTTCTTAGGAAAAGGATTTTGAATATAAACATCAGGATCAGCCTTGCCTGAGAAATACTCATATCTCTCATGACGAATATTTTTTCTTTGCTGTTCTGCCTTCTTTCTTAAAAGAAAAATGGTATTGTATAATTCAAAGTATTTTGCATGAAGAGAGGGGATGTTTAACGATTCTTCGTGTAGATTGTCTCTGTCTATTTTTGAATCTTTTTCCCACATCTCTTGAAGTTTTTCAAGATCAATTGTCATTAACTATCGAGTGGATTGTTCTCCAAATCAGTAAGGTTGTATATAGTATACTTGAAAGATACACTTGCTGTAAAGTATTCTATATCTGTATCTGTAGCATCAAAATTTAAAGTTGTCAAAGAGTAAGGAAATAAGTCTTTAAAATTTACTTGAAACTTAGGAACTAGATTACTACTTAAAATTTGTAATGTGCCATCTGAATATATGTTATCTCCGACTTGTCCAAAATTTGCTGGCATTGTTGCTTCTGATTCTAGATCACGAAACTCTTTCATAGACTCTGGATATCCTAATCCACGTATCCATTTTTGTATTGCCATATAGTTTTTAAGATCTTCATCAACTAGAAACTGTAGATTTAAATCACCAAACTGAATTTTGTCACCGGGAACATCAATATTTTTTAACCAACTTGGTTGTTCTGCAATACCTAAAGTAATATCTGGAACGTTTGCTTGATTACAAAAAAACGAAACACTCTTTGCTCTCTCTAGGGTAAATTTAAACCCGGTAGGTGCAAGAAAGTTTCG